CGACGACGACGACGATGAGGTCGAAGAGGAGAGTAAAGTCGCCGAATAAACATGTTCGTGTATTATAACTCGCGAATGCGCGATGAAAAAATACAAGGCGATCGCTATACCGGTTAGTTTTGCTGACGGAAAACCACGGTTTCTCACGGTGAGAGACTACAGATTCAAAGAGTGGATCTTCGTCACGGGAGGGTGTCGACGAAGAGAAATATTTAACCCGATTCGGTGTGCTCTACGGGAATTGGAGGAGGAAACGAGAGGTGTCATTTCCCTAAAAAGTGGTGAGTACACGGAGTTTAAGTTTATACATAAAGAAAGTCCGGGTGTGGATCTCGAGTATAACGTCTTCGTGTTCTTCGTCAACTATACACGCACACAACAACAAGAATTCACTCGTAAATTTTTCGAGGAAAAACAAAAAACATTGGTGAAAAAAGCTTTACACCAACCGTACAAAAAGACATTCGACGAGAACGATTTCATGAGTTTCGATACACTCGAGGAGTTTAACACACGTAAACGATGGAAATTGATCATCGACAACATCATCAAAAATCCAGAATTTTATTCGTGTATAACTTCTTTGAATAGAAAAACATTTTCTATTAAATAATGAAGTCTAAGGCGTACGTGTTGATGCAGATTCGAGACTTGCTCAATAAAAACAGGGGACTCTGTGAAGAAGAGATCGAGCAGTGGACGAAAGAACACGAAGAGACGACGGTATACGAACTCCTCGTCATTAAAAAAGAATTAGCCGAAAAAAAAGTATTCCAAGATATATCCTGTATGAAGTGGTTTAGAGAAGATGACCAATAAATAGATATGTTTAAAAATTGGTGTCTAGCCGAGAAAATCAACGGCGCAACCAATCTATCACATGTGCTCATGGACGGTGGCGTCCTTTCCGTGCCGTTTGATAAATTGAATGACTTCTATGAAAAGTACATAGAAGCGATCACATTGGGTGAGAAGCTGTTCGTGGTGGAACAGAAGACACCCGTGTATAACTTTTTCGTGGACATCGATTATAAAGATAATGTCTCCCTCTCCATCGACGAAATCAAGGATATATGTAAAATCATATGTGATAAAGTGAAACGCCACGGTGGTCGCGAGTGTATCATCTCCGTGTCCCCCCCGAAAGCCTGTGGCGCCCTCATCAAGACGGGTGTCCACCTCAACTGGCCAGGGTACGTCGTCGATCAGTCTTCGGCGATCGCTCTCAGGGAACATATTCTCGTCGCACTCTCAAAGGCGAGGGGTTCGACGGATTGGAATGAAATCGTCGACGCGGCGGTCTACGGTGACCTCCATCGAAAGTCGAAAGGAAGTGGTTTCAGAATGCCTTGGTCGTACAAGCGAGCGAAACACGACGTGTGTGGGGGACGAGGGTGTGATTTATGCGAAAACGGTAAAGTGAATCAATTATCGTATCTCCCCGTTTTCAAGTACACGGTCGAACCGTTGAGTACGATCATACGAATCGAACAGACCCCGAGTGTTGAGATCCTAAAGATGTCCGCGATTCGGACGGATGCCCCACAGAACGCTTTCGTGGAGGCCCCATCCATGACCATTCGGGAGGGGAACTTTACGGTGGATGAAATTAAGGATGAGGTCCAGGATGAAGTCACCAGGTCACGAATCGAGCAGTTCGTTCAGAAGAACATGGAGGGACAGGCTGGATCGTACATCACGAAACTGTTCAAGTTTAAGAACACGTACCTGGTGTCGACGACATCCAAATACTGTGAAAATTTACGCAGGGACCACGGGTCCAATCACGTTTGGTTCATCATCAGTGGACAGTTCATAGCCCAGAAATGTTTTTGTCGGTGTGAGACGATCAGGTGTAGACGTGACGGATTTTGTAAAGATTTTTGTGGGCGAAAACACTCACTCACACCCGATATTCTGAGTGCCTTGTATCCAGACAAGGAGGTGATTCAGAAGTGTCCAGACCTCAAGAAACGTATCGAAAAACCACAGTTTAATCAGCGCGATACGAAACCCAGGGTACAGGCGTTCCTCCAACGATTCATGGAAGGCCAGGCGGAAACGACTGTCGTGGATATCAAAAAGAACAAGACGAATTACGTGGTACTCACGACCTCTACGTACTGCGAAACGATCAAGGGTGACCACGCAGACCGTGCGATGTCCTACACGATAAAGGGGTCTAAAATCACACAGCAGTGTCCCCTCTGTAAAGGAAAAAAGAGTACAGCGCGAACACACACGGTTATCGATACAGAGCTCGTAAAACTACTTAAACAATAATATGGTGTACAATGTAAATGGTCGGCCATACTCGTTCTGGAAGGAATATAAAGAAACCTGAATTTTTTAAGCCCACCGAAGAGGTTCTGGAAGATGATTACTGTGATGAAGACCACGACACGGATTTTGATTCTGATATCGACACAGGAGATGAAGAGGACTATTCCTCCGAGGAGGATGAAGAAGACGCTGACGAAAATGGAAATCTCAAGGATTTCGTGGTAGACGATGAAAGTGAGAGTGAGGAAGAAGACGCTTAAAAAAAACACTCTTTATATTAAAAATGGAGACAGACATCGGTAACCCCATCGAATACAACCCCACCATGAACGACGAAGAGAAAGATGAAAATAAGGAAGAAGAGTATTATTTTCATCCATCGGAATATCCACAACCCGTCGCGTATCAGCCGCCACCTCCCCAACAAGAGTCTTTCGATCTCTTTAAGAACGTCGACAAGTCTACCTGGATCATAGCGTTCGCTGTGTTTCTCCTAGGCTTTTTTATGGGGAAAACCATGCAGCCAGTTATTCTCAGGTATACTTGAGTACGGCTTGAAAGTACCCACCTTACCGTAAATTGGTATATTTTTTCCAGTACTATCCTTCTTTATGAGCTGAGACGGATACATCGGTATGATGAACGCATCATCCGTGTCCTCCACGAATCCATGAGTCGTGCTCACTTCGGGTACCCTTCTCTTTTTTATCTTCTTTTCTCTTTTGTTTTTTAAATTCCACCTTGGTTCAAAAAACAAAACAAAGAACGCACTCACGAATATGACAGTCACGAGTGTGGAAAGCATCTGTTAGTATATATGAATATTATTTACTCTTCCTTCACGACTTCGAGTTCACGCTGCTTCTGGCGATCGGCCATCTCCGCCGCGACGATCGTATCCGCTTCCTTGACCAGTTCTTCCATGGGCGTATCAGGCTTTTCCTTCTTGAGACGCTCGAGAACCTCAGCGGGGTGGGAAATGGGAGCCTCATCGGGTTTCGTATAAAACTTGGAATTTTCGTCACCAGCTGTGTACTGAACCTTGGTTTCCGTCATACCCTGCTTGCGTTCCTGGAACATGCGAGCCGCCTGAGACTGGTTCTCCTTGTAGCCGGTCATGATCTCTTCCAATTTCTCGTTGGTATAGTGTACATCCTCAATCTTCGAGGGATCGGGGGGAATCAAGAGCCACTTGTATTGCTCCACGACATAGATGTCAAAGGTGGGGTCCTCCTTCTGAAGACGTTTCGCATGGTTCGCCGCCTCATCACGGGTCGCGAAAGCACCACGGAGCTTGATACCGAGTTTATCAGTCTTCTGAGGACATTCGGGTCCAACGATGGAGATACACGCGAAGACTTGTCCGGGAACGGTGGTGTAATCTTGTTCAAGAGACATTATACATTTGTTAGGTATGTAAACTTTAAGCTCTTGAGAAACCTAAGTCTTCGAACAGTACATGTAAAAATCAAGACAACATGTTTCTCAAAGACGGTACACCTCATCATGACGGCATCGCCAATGAACACTACACCATATACATGATCAATCATAACCCCAAACTCTCACCAATCCGTGAAAAGCTGGGTCATCTCGTTCATATGGGTGGTACGACACAAAACCCTGATGCGATGTGTATAGAGACTGGGGTCAAGGTTTCTATGAAGAACAAAGAATCTGATAGTGGTTCCTTTGATTGGAAGAACATGTCTTTTACAGACGAAGATTTTACCCAGATTCATAAGTCGATCGTCACGTATTACAAGAAGTATCCAGATGAAACTAAGAGTGTTCGAGATATGTATAAACAACTCTTCCATGTCATTTGTAAAACCATCGACCCTAACGCGATGCTCAAACGTGTTCTCGATGGTCATGATTCGGACTGGATAATAGTTAATTTTCGAAAGAAGCGTGAAATGACGTTGTTTCACCGAGATGAGCTACTCGAACTCTGGAAAAATCCGGGTCTGTGTACCATTCGTGACGGGTGTGCGAGTGGGAAGGTTGAGGGTACACCCAATCTTCGCATGCGCGTCTGTTTGAACAACGGTATTCGAGCACTCCTCGGAAGAGGCTCGACCATATGTGTGAAGATTCAACAAGATCAACCCCACAAACTTCTTTCGAAATTGAAGAGTTCTATTGTGTGCGTGTATTAATTATAGCCGTGTTGTCGTTTTTATCAATAAGAATACAAGATCGTTTTAAATTTTTAGCCGCCTTTCCTGCTGTCCCCGATCCACACATGGGATCGAGAATCATGTCCCCTTCATCCGTGGATATCGAGATGATTCGCTCGAGGAGTTTTATAGGTTTCGCGGTTGGATACGTCCGTAATTCCGAACCCTGACTGATCGAGTGAATATCATCCCATAGATCCGTACATGGTTTCCCCTCAGTCTCGTGGAGATAAATCTTCTTGTATAACTTCGCGTTCTTCGTCTTCGGTGTGTGTACTCGATCCTCACTTCGAAGACGCTCGAGTTCCTCTTGTTTGATTCGCCACCCAGATTGTGGGGTATATTCTCGGTCACCGAATTTGAACGTGTACATGTATCCCTTTTTGGTATTCTCCGTGACCAGGTGTCCCAACGAATAGTTACCCCGCGCATCTTTGTTATTGAACGAGTTCTTCACGTACATCTCATCCCTCGCTTGGTACACCAAATTGAATTTGGGATTCTTTGACGCGTTACACCTGAATATGATATCGATCGTCGCACCGAGTTTGTGTTTTACGTTATTCTTGGAGCGACACTTTTTCCAGAATATCGGTTGAACGTATTTAAACTTTTCTCGAAGAATCTGTTCGGGTATGAACATCTTTTCAGCCGAGATGTGAAAAAACAGAGACCCATCCTTCTTTAGTTTTGGGAGACACTGATCGATCACGCGTTCTATAAACGCTTTATAGTCACCCCCTTTCCACGTATCAGAAAACCCAGTGGTGTTTTCGTGGGACATCGTATAGTCTCGACCACTGTCGAACGGTGGATCGAGGTAAATCATGGCGATCGAGGCATCTTCGACGAGACTGAGTTTTTCTAAACAATCCCCTATGATGTATTCCATTACACCATGTACGCCATCAATCTTTAAACCTAAGTGACCACCTTAAAAAAATAAATACATGTCTGATCATGGAAGAGATTCGTAAGAATCATAACGAAGCGAAGAGGGTACTCATTCGGTCCGTGGCCCGAGAAGGACAGCACATCCTCGACGTGGGGTGTGGTTTCGGTGGAGATCTTCAGAAGTGGCACAAATGCGGTGTGAACATCAACATGTGCGACCCAGAACACACGGCTCTCGAAGAGGCTCGTTCACGTGCGAAGAATATGCACATTCGAGTCAATTTCTACGAGGGGGACATACACAATTGTCCACTGAGAAAGTTTGATGTCGTCTGTTTCAACTTTTCGCTTCACTATATTTTCGCATCGAGAGATTTTTTCATGAGTTCACTCAGGGAAATCAAAAAACGTGTGAAGCCAGGAACCCATCTCATAGGAATCATTCCAGATTCAGAGAAGATCATTTTCAAAACACCGTTAATAGATGCGATGGGAAACTTTTTCAAATTGAAACAACACGGTAACGGTGATTTCGGTGAAAAGTTATTCGTCCATCTGACTGACACGCCGTATTACGCGGATGGACCGAAAGCAGAACCCGTGGCGTACAAAGACCATCTCGTGACGTGTTTGGAAAACATCGGGTTTCGATTACAACTTTGGGAGGGACTCGATGGAAATCCAATCTCAGAGTTGTATAGTAAATTTATCTTTGTATACGATAGATGATAGCTTTTGTTATACTACTCGTGATTAATCTATTTATTTTTTTTCAGACGCGACAACCCCAGGAATTCGTGGAGGTCAAGGAAAAATATCAAATTCTCCGTGATCACTTGAAGTCCACGAATAACGAGAAGTTCGGTATGCTCGTACGTCCCATCCCGATCACGGGTGTGAAACGAATGAACGGGACGGTCGGGTACAACGTCAATAAGGGTGCTGACATAACGTTGTGTCTCGACGGGGACTCGAACATGATTTTCCATGTTCTCATTCACGAACTCGCACACAGTACAGTCACCGAGTTTTCGCATTCTAAGAGATTTTGGAAAAATTTTGTTGAATTGAGAGGTATCTGTGAATCCATCGGTGTCTATAGACGAATGCCCGAACGCACCAAATTTTGTGGTCAGCACATTCAGGATAAATAATAATATCTGAATACTATAAATGCAAACACCTATTACCGATCTGCTAACGGCGGTCTTTTATTGGCTGTTTTTCTTTGCCGTGACTCAAGTTCCACTTCACGTCGACAACTATTACATGAACCTCGTGTTCCTCACCGTTGTCATTCCCAACGTGGCTCGCGCCATCGTCGGTGATTTCCCTCGTCTCGCAGTCGATCGCTCTTTCTTCGCCATGTCGACCTTCATCGCTCTCATCATCGTGTTCGCGGTGAACGAATGGTGGAAGCGATCCAAGGATACGATCAAGAATTTACATAAGAGTGATCGAAAGAAGCGTCTCGAATTGACTGGCGTTCTCGCTGGTGCGTTCACCGTCGGTGCGTTAGTCGTCTATTTCAGTGGTATAGATAACTCGATCTACAACAACATGATGCAGGCTTAAGCCCTGATGATATAACCTTTCGTGACGAAGAAAATGATCGCGGCGACCACACCGGTGGTGGCGAGACCAACCATACTTCTACCCCCCTGTTCGTTAAGGAACTTGGGGATAGAGGTCGCGAGCCTGTCCTGAATGGGCTTACTGACGGCGATGGCGGTACACACAGCCACGATGATCGCGGTGAGCTGATCATCGGTGAGGTTCATGGGGTTTTTACTCTCGGGTGCGACTTCCTTCTGTTGCATCATGAGCGGCTGTTGCGGCGCGGTGGCCATTTGGGGGTTTATCCTGGTATCATCCATCGTGGGTTGTTCCATCATGATATCATTGATGGGTGTAGAATCCATCGTGTCTTTATGTGTACTCATATTTTTTTCACCTGATTTAAACGCTGTGGAGGGCTTATCTTGTAAAGGAACCATCCCGTCGCCATCATCAAAGAGATTCATGGTGTGTACTTGATCGGTAGCCATTTATTATAATCGTATGTTTTCTTGAACCGATACGTGACGCGCCTCATTTCTTTTTCGTGATTATGAGATTTGTTTTCTTTGTCGCCTTCTTAGCATCGTCGTCCGCTTGGGTAATATGTTTGGGGTTATACATCTTCTTGTGCATACTCCATAATTGTGGACTCCCAACTCTAAAGTTTTTTCGAACCGTCGCCTTGTACCAGAACACACAGTCCTGTATCTTGTTGGATCGGACTGTGTTGTCCAACACGAGACACTCATAGTTTTCAGTACACGCATCCATCACTTTACAGAACATGTCGAACGATGGGAAGATACCGAAGAAGGATTTATACAACTTTTCTCTGTTCTGAATAATATTTTCACGGAGGATAAACACGTAATCCACGTTCGCGCGAAGTGCTGGTGGGAGATCCATCACGTACTGCATCGTGAGCATGAAGAAGATCTTCCAATGTCGACCATTCATGAAACATTGACGGATACACGTATCTTTTAGAAACTTCGAGTCGTACATACAGTCATCCAAGAGCATGAACGCACCACAGTTTGCCCGACCTTCACCCACCAATTTTCTTTGTCGGGACATCACTCGTTCTATCGCGTCTCGATCGTAGTCGCCATAGATGAAGAGGTCAGGAATGAAATCGGAATAAAAGTGATTTCCTTCCTCTGTTCCTGAGAGTACAATCCCCGCTGGGAGATGTTTCTTGTGGAACATGATATCTTTCACGAGAGTTGACTTACCGGTGTTACGCTTACCGATGAAAACACACACCCTGTCATCCGTGATGGTCGTGGGGTTGAATTTCCTCAACTGAAGATTCATTCTACTGTAGCGCCCCGTTTTATTTAACACAATTTTACTCAATTCTTAACCTAAGTTGGCTCGGTGAGTACTATATGTACACACACGATGATGGAACAATACATCGAGACGATGACGAACATTCTTCTGCCTGTTCTCGAGCGAGGGACACTCCTCGCTGCCGAATATTCTAAAGCCTGTGGGAGGGACACACTTCTCCCAGGGGATATAGAATATGCGATGAAATACTGTGCTATGCACACAGTCGGTGTCTCGATCGGACCATTGTTTCCCGAAATATACGAGGATGAAGAGGATTCGGACGAAGAGATGGAGGTCGTACCCCCAGGAGAATGTCCTGAATTCGTGCGGTACTCAGGTGACGATGCGAACTTTCTCCAGGTAAACGATGCGTACGATCAGTGGGATGCGTGGGTGCCTCAAAACCCGACAGAAGAGATGTTAAAAAATGCTATTAATAGTAATGTACACATGGGAGCCTGAGGGTTGGAATTTTTCAGATTCGGGTGTGAAGCTACATATTTATGATGATGATGATTCCGATAGTACTAGTTCATGTAATGAAATATCAGGAGATGATCAACTTTTTGAAAAATCTCAGAAAATGAAATATAAAAAAATCGACAAGGAGGAATTATTACCAGAATAAATAATTTTCCTAGCGTATACTATATTACTCACGATGAAGGATGCTATTAAGACTGTCACTCTCGTTACCCAGGAACTCGAGACCCAATCCTTGAATGCGATTGTTGCCGGTTTCTCCTTCGCCGCTGCGATGTCTTGGATGGATGTTGTTCGTTTCATCATCAACCAGGTCATTAAGGTACCCAAGAACGGTGGCGCGCAGTACGGTCTCACCGCCGTGCTCACCACTCTTCTCTCGATCGCGGTCTACATGATTGTCTCCACGGTGTCCACCCGTGTTTCTAAGCCCGCTCAACCCGTGTACGCCATCTCCCGCTAATCAGTGGTGGTGGTAGAACCACGTTTCATGAGGAGCATTAACATGATCCCAAAGAATACGATGATACCAATATAAATATACACCTCCTGGTTATAAAGAGTCTTCTTTTCTGGACTCTTTATTATTTCAGCTTCCTTTTTGGTCACCATGACCAACGGAACTTTCGGTAACCCTTCTAATTTATCAGTCGAACACTTAATTTCAAACTTCAAAATATGCTCTAGACCTTGAACAAATGGATATGGTGTGAGAATACCGTTACTATCCAGGTATAAAAATTCGATTCTAATATCTTTGATAATCTTCTGTGGTCCCGAATGAAATCGATGTACGAACGGGTCATCGGTCCCCCTAAACGATAACATGTTTCCACCATTAAGAAGAAGATGACCCGTGTAATGTGGTGTTCCCTTCTGAGAGCTGCCCTTTGGTGTTCCCACGTATACAGATTGAGTAAGTTCGTCGGATCCACAAGATAATCTTAAAATCAATGAATTAGGGCGAGGTGTGAAATTGGTAGGGATCTGTGCAGATACAAGTCGTATTTCTTCCACCTGATATATAGGATTTTCTAAACTGATAACATAATTATTCCTATTTGGGTATGCAGTCACATCACGCTGAACGCTATCGATCGTGAGGTTATGTACCTTCATTAAAATAGAGGGATACTATTTTAATGAGTGTTTTCAACAATCTATCGTCTACATCACGCGTATAACGAATGGGCCAGGGGGTTATTCTTCAATTGTCTCGCTGCGATATCGAGTGTTCTGGAGTTGGGGTTTTCATTACCCTTGTACGGGTTGAACTGATGGAAAGTGTTGTTCTGATACTGTTGTGTCCAAGCACCGTTCGCCGCATTCACGCGACCATCGATCCGGGATGTATCACTTCTAACCGCTGTAATCTGCCCACCCTGCTTAAGGGCACTCTCACGAACGTTCATACGACCAGCGTTACCCATGCGGTTAGGTTTACCGCGACGATCTTCGGGACGGAAACCGTACTTCATGAGCTCCTCGTTCGTGCGCGCCGTCACCTGAACAGCAGCGCTGGTAGTGTACGCACCATGGAAACTGTGAATACCGGGTGTGGGTTGGTTCGCGTACTGATAGTGCTCGTCGTTACGATCCGCCTTGAATCGAGTGGGATCCTGTGCGAGCGTCTGTGCCGAGACGAAACGTTTAGCGCCACTGAACCCTAATCCATCGTTGCGTAAACCAGTCTCCGATCGGTTCGTGGTGCGCTTCGTCTTTTCGTGTTCGCTACGGGGGACGACACCGGTCATTCCCTGAGCACGACCAGCCATGACGGGTAAGCGACTCGGAAGATACGCGGTCGTTTCGGGTTTGTTGTGTGTGAGCTCACCAACCTTCGCAGAGCGACCACCGGTGATGTCCACGGCGGGACCCGAGCGTCCAGGAAGAGTAGTGAGTCTGTATTCACCGACGTTGACTGGGTTCACACGAAACATCTGTTGGAACCCACCGACAGCTGGTGTATCAGCCCCAACACCCAAACCGGGACCGACGAGTTGTTTCTCCACTGGGGAAAGATTATTCATCCGTCCACTGTCGTACATTCGATTACGCATGTTCAGAATCTCTTGACCACCACTTCTATGCTGACGACCAAGGTCGGCGAAACTCTCCATCTCCCGCTTGGGCTGAGCAGCCACTCTTGATACGAAATCATTCTCTTTAAATACGGGTTGAGGGGTGGGTCCCGCTACGATTGGTTGTACATAGGTTTCCGTTTTAGACTTTGTACTCAACGTCCTTCCGGCGTAGATGAGACCAGCTATAGCTAACATAGATACAGGATCAGCCATTCTTACTTCTTATTGATATTTTTATTGACGTACCTTTGCTGGAAAAGTCCATTTTGAAGTTCTGCACGGGTACTGGATGGTTCGTATCGCATGGTGCGGAGAGGGGTCTTGCACTCCATGTTGGTGAGGGGGAACAGATTCCTCTCGTACGTCTGAACGATGGTCTTGTTAAAGCGAGAAGTCGACTGGGGTCTGAGTTGATCGCTGGTTTCGATGAATCGAGCTGGGGCACCTTTACCTGCCATGTAAGGGGCGGTACCGTACAACATCGTGTTGGGACGAGAACCGTAGTTCAAGTGACTGGGCTGAGGGTAAACAAACACTTCATCGGTCGCTCTCACAGGGGGGAGAGCACCTTTATTTTCGACAATAGAAAGACCAGGTTGAAGCTGGTACGCCATTTACTATTAGATAAGAATATTTATCTAACGGTTCCACCGAACATACCCGAGCGTTTATCACCGTTTCCGCCGAGACCTTCGAATGCCTCGAGCTGGACACCACGTGCGTTGGGGTTACAGACACGGGGGTCACTCTTACAGATGGATCCATTCTTGGGACCATAGAGCCACTCAGCGAATCCAGTTTGATCGCCTGGAATCTTGGATACGGCGGCGGTCACGAACTGTCTCTCGTACGCGTTACGTTGATACTTGGGAAGTGTACTACGAGAGCGTCCCGAATCGTACATAACCTGATCACCACTGAATTTATCCATCAGAGTCTTATCTGATGAGTAGTAACACGCCTCCAACCTGTTGGGTGCGTCAGTGTAATCCGTGATCAACACGTTTCCGAGTGGGTTCTCCATGGTGGGTCGCTGACACGTCGGTTCGACCGTGGTATTTCCATAAGGTTCCTTGATGAGATTCGCCTTGTACATCACATAGATGACGGACAAAACAGTGATACCCAAGATGAACATACGCGGATCGCGGCGAGTGAGGAACAAGATACACGTGGTATAAATGACGAATCGCGATGCCGCGTTAATTCTATCCTCTGGTGTTTGTTTACTATTAGGCCAGAAGTCTAATATTTTTTTAGTATTGACAAGTTCTTTAGGATCTTCGAACCAAACTTTCATTTAATATAGACGAGGTTTATTTTTTTGGTAGACCGCCCATCATTCCAGACATCATTTTCATGAGAGCATCCTGGTTAATTTCGGAATCACCACTCTGCATCTTATCGGCACATTCCTTGGCGAGCTTCTCGATCATGTTGAGGGTCTCTTCAGGCACGGACTGGATGGTCGTGCCGAGGATGTAGAGCGTTTGAAGATATTGCCACACGGCATCTTTAGTACCCTTGTTCATACGCTTCCACAGACCGTTCAGATCAATCTCTTTGATAAAATCAATTTCAGTGGAGTGGACGAGAATGAAATCTTCATCCTTCGCTGAGATGCGATCGGCGTGAGGGGCTACACTCGTCATGAAACCATCGACGATGAGCTTGGGGGAAGTGGTTCGAATAAGATCGAACGACGTTAACATTTTTTTGATATTCTTTTCATCTGGAAAAGACTTGTGCAATTCCACAAGAAATTGTCCCATCATGTCGTTAAACGCGGAAATGGACGCCATTTTCTTATTATATAAGTGTACTCTTTAAGTTAGAAAGGTTCATTAGAAATGGTCTCCTTTTTAGCGAGACCGTTTAATACGATCATATAGACGAGAATCGCGACGAGTACCGCGGGCTTCGTGTATTGATTCAGTTCCAATTTGCCTTCGTTGTTCAGATACGCCTTGAGATGAATGTATCCAGCTGTCGTCGCACCCGCGATGAGAGCGGCGTAGACTGGGTCACGTAAATAATCAGAGAGTTCCATTTAATTATACCCAACTTTTTTTGTACGGGTCTCTGGTGCGTCACCGAATAACACGTCATCCTCCTGTTCTTCGACGTAAGGTGACTGAACACCCGGGACAGTCTTGAATTCGTTTAGCTCCTGAGATTCCATGACAGGCTCGGACATGGACTCTGCCTCGGGCTCTGGTTCCATCATCGTGGGCTCTGGTTCCATCATCATGGGCTCTGGTTCAGGGATGGGTTCGGGACCGTCGAAAATTTCGGGATCCTCGGTATCCTGGACCTCACCGTCGAGATCGATATCCCTAGACTCCTGAGACATGTACGTCTGAAGAATCTGCTGAACGGGGATCAATTCCTTCACGGAACTCTCGATACACAAACAGAAACGGGTCGACAATTTCTCATCCCTGTTGTAAACGCTCTGTTCCTCACTGAAAATATAGGGGTCGCGATACAGATCCTTCGCGATGTTGTTGTAGCAGGTCTGGATGAACACTTCGTTCGTGGGGAGTTTCAAGGAAATCTTCTTGTTATCCGCCTTGAGTCGAACCGAGGAGAGAATTTTCGTACACGCGACGAATACGGCAGCCAGGAGATCGTTAAACCACGCACACCGATTCGCGATGTTATCCGCGTGCTGCTTAGACATGGCGTTCGACCAGTTGGGAACTTCTTTGAGTAGTTTCTGAAACATGATCAGAACGTTTCGCCCTTTGGAAAGTTTCGTAGATTCATCGTACATATCACAAAAAACGTCAATCATAGGTGGACACATGATCATACACATTTGTCCGAGATACTCCTTCTTCGCCTCGACCAGTATATTCAAATTGTCCATTTATGATTAATTGGGTTTTAAATTAAAAGTTTACTACGCACCGTTTCGCCTGTATTGGTTCGCTATCTTCTTGAGGTTCATGAGATTTGGGAATTCGACGTCATCGTCCATCTCTTCGGGTACCACTTTCTTCTTCTTCGATATGTTCCAGGATACGTAGATATCGACATCACTCAATAAATGAACCTCAAACCCACCATTCTGAAATTGTCTCACTACGTATCTGGCTGCGGCACTCCTATCGTAGACTGGGTATCCTATGAGAAATATGGGTATCGTGAGAAATACTTGTTTGTGACCCAGTTCCACTGATTGTTTAATCTTTGAAGAAAACTGTTCATAAATTTTCACATACAATTCCTTTTTCAATTTTTTCTTCTTCTCATCAATTCGTATAATATCATTGATGTTGATCATTACAATTAACTTAATTTATTTTTCGCCGAATCTAACCCATCCATGGTGGGCATGGCACTCTC